GAACTACGCCAATCGGCCGGTGATCAACACGCCGTTTGGTTCGCAAAGTTGGGATACGCAGGCTGTCACTGATCCAGCAACTGGCCAGCGAGTTACGCAGTGGACGCAAAACACCACGCTGGCACCGAGCCTGCAGAATGCGCTCGATTATCAGCTCGACACCCAAGTAGGTCGCAGCCAGCTGGCGAGCGGGTTCATGGACCGCGTCGAGAGTGAGTACGCCAAGCCATTCGACTATGCCGGGCTGCCTCAAATGGCGCAGGTCAATGCTCCGGCAAACCTGACGACCAGCGCCGCTGACTACACGCCTGGCTTGCAGACCGCGTTCACGTTTGGCAACGTGCCGCAAATCGACTCCGGCTTTCGCAACACGATTGCGGATCAGATGATGCAGCGCATGCAGCCGACGCACGAATACCAGCAGCGGCAGCTTGAAAGCAGGCTCGCCAATCAGGGCTTTACGCAAGGCTCTGAGGCCTACAAGCGAGCCTTGGATGAGCTCAACCAGCGTCAATCGATGGAGCGCTTCAACGCCTTGGATCAGTCGGGCAACGAGGCGCAGCGCTTGTTCAACATGCAGATGCAGTCTCAGAACACTGGCTACAACCAGAACATGGGCGCTGCGCAGTTCCAGAACCAGGCCCTGGGCCAGGCCTCTGCGCTTGACTTGGCGCGCATGAATGCGATGAACCAGGCCAGCGCACAACAGCAGGGGCTGAACCAGACCTACGCGAATTATCAGAACCAGCTACGCCAGCAAGCGATTGCGGAGCAGATGCAGCGCCGCGGCATGTCGCTCAATGAGATGAATGCGCTGCTCAGTGGCCAGCAGGTGGCCATGCCGCAGATGCCGTCGTTCGTGTCATCTGGTCGCGCTGAGACGCCCAACATCCTGGGCGCAACGCAGATGGGCTACGACGCGCAGCTGGGCGCAGTGAACGCGCAAAACGCTGCCTTTGGCAACTTGCTCGGGGCCGGCGCGCAGCTGGGCTCGGCGGCGTTCATGTTCTCGGATCGCCGGCTCAAGTCGAACATCAAGCGCGTGGGCACGCACGCGATCGGCGTGGGCATTTACGACTACACAATGATGGGAATGCCGCAACGCGGTGTGATTGCACAAGAGGTTCAGCAGGTAAGGCCTGACCTGGTCAAGCGCCACGCCAATGGCTACCTCATGGTTGATTACGGAGGCCTCCAATGAATGACGATCTCATGTTCGATTACCTCTTGCAGATGGGCGCAATGCGCCCCGAGCAGGAGGAACTCAGGCGCAAGCAGGCGATGATCGATGCGCTGCGCGGTAACGCCATGAAGCCCATGGAAGGGCAGATGGTTGGCAAGCACTACGTGGCACCAGGCATCGGCCAGGCGATCGCGCAGATGGGCACCGCCTACATGGCCGGCCAGCAGCAAAGGGGCGTGGATGCCAGCATGGCCGGGTTCAATCAACGCCAGCGCCAGGCCCTCGAGGACATGCGCAAGCGCCGCCGCATGGGCGCAGCACCGGCAAGCAACCCGGCAATGATGGATCCCTACGCCAACTTGCCGACCTACGGCAACGAGGCCTGAGATGGAATACAGCCCTTTTTATAACCCCGAAGAGGACGTTCAGCGTGAAAACGGACTCCTCTTAAAGCGCACGCTTGGAAAGGTGCAGTCACCTGGCGGCACGCTTTCAAATACGGTCCAGCCTGGTCAGTCGGCGCTGCCCAACACGATCGAGAAGTTGCGCGGCCGCGCCACGGACATGTACAGCAAAGCCACGCAGATGATGGAGCAGCCGCTCGATTACTCCGGTCTGCAGGCATTTGCACAGCAGCGCGGCCAACAGGGCGAGCAGGCAATGCTCAACGCCCTGGCGGCACAGTACGCCGGCGAAGGTTTTGCACCGCTGCAGCAGCAGTTCATGAAAACTGCGGCCAGCTCGCAGGACCCGATCAAGATGGGCGGCGGCCTGATCACCAACAACGGGCAGTTCATCAAGGATCCAGAGGTTGCGCAGGACAAGCAGGTTTCCTTGCTCTTAAACCAGGCGAAGGCCTATGAGCAACAGGCACTGACAGCCGAGACAGCACGCGATCGGATCGAGGCCCAGCGGAAGCACGACGAGACAATGCAGCAGCTGCGCCTGATGGGGCTCAACCTGCAGCAGCAGGGGCTTGGCATCCAGGCCATGAATGCTCAGACACAGCGCATCGTTGCTGAAGCAAACGCCGGCGGCAAAGTGGACAAAGCCGCTGACACGCTGCGCAACGAATACCTAAAGCGCGCCGACAAAGTGCGCGAGGGTACAAATCATGCGCAGAACGTCATTCAAATGCTTTCTGACCCGCAGATCGCTCGAGATCCGACGCGCCAGGTCGCGCTGATCTTCTCCTTTGGCAAGATGCTGGACCCCGACTCGGTGGTTCGTGAGTCTGAATACGCGCTTATCGCGAATGCTCGAGGCCTGGCCGATCAGCTGCAGCAGCTGGTGCCCAGGTTGCAGACCGGTGCTCGCCTAACGCCGCAGCAGCTCAAATCCATGCAAGAGGTCGCCGGCAACCTGTTAGGCGGCTCTAGCACGCGCTTGCAGGACCTTGATCAGTATTACGCGGACCTAGCCAACCGTCGCAAGATTAATCCGATGGATGTTCTGCCTTCGTATGCGAACAGACGCGGCGGCGATGGCAAGCTAGTGGACTTCAACAGTCTGCCAAAATAGAGGGAAATCATGGACGTTCGACTTCCCGATGGCACTGTAGTAACTAACGTACCGGAAGGCATCACGCAGAGTGAGCTGATGCGCCGTATGGGTAAAGGCACGCCTCCATCTCAAGAGTGGATGGCGCGCACGATGGCCAACATGACGCTGGCCGATAAACCCTGGTACGAGCGTGCTGCGATTCAGATGGGTGCCGGGGCCGACACGTTCATGACGGGCGTGAAGCAGCTCTTTGCCGACAAGGACGACAAGAAGGACATCGAGCGCGACGTCGCACAAAAGCGCGTCTTGAAGAAAGCGCTCGCTGAGGCGTCCGACACCAAGACGCTGCCAGACTGGATGCCAACCGTAGGCTCTGCCTTGCAGACCACCGGCGAGGCGATGCCGCTGATGGCAGTTCCCGTGGGTGGTTACGTGCGCGGCGCGACAGCTCTCCCTCGAGCATTTGGCATGATGCGTGGAGCAGCAGGGCCGGCTAGGCTTGGCACAGCTACGCTGGCAGCTGACGCCGCGATTGGCGGTGCCGTCTCTGGCGCGCTAAACCCGACCGTAGAAGGTGAAAGCCGGGCTACTAACGCAGCATTCGGTGCGGCAGCTGGTGCTGCGACGCCTGTGGCAATGGCAGGCGGGCGTCAGGTTTACAACATGGTCGCACCTGGTGGCGGCCGCTCGAGAGCTGGCGCACAGATCGCTGACGAGCTCACCGAGGGCGCAGCCGATTCCAACGCAGTGCTGCAACAGACAATCGCTCGCTTGCGCGCTCAAGGCGGCCAGCAAGGCGCGATTCCACTGTCCGCGGCTGCACAGCTGCGCGATCCTCAGCTGGCGCGCCTGGAGGCCGGTAGCCGGGCCCGTAACGGTGCCAATTGGTACGACTTCGACCAGGCGCAGGCAAAAGCTGTCGCTGATGAAGTGATGGCCGCAACACGCGGCGCGCAGGACGTCGGCGTTCGCCGGTCAATGCGTTCAAACAATCGCCAGGTGTTGTTTGATCAGGCGATGGGCTCAATCAATGAGCCAGCGTTTGCACGCGACCTGGTTGGATTCCGCAACAACCTCGAGCTGGCCACTCGCACACCCGAGGCCAGCAACCCGGCAGTGCGCAGCATGCTGACGCAGCTGGCTGATGAGATCGACCGCCTGGGCGACGACTTCCGGCCTGAGCACCTGGCAACGATCCGCGCCAACCTGGCAAGTAAAGCGCCCCTGGTGCCGACCAACGCGTACCAGGCAGCACCTCGCGAGTCCCCAGCGACCATGAGCGTGCTGCGTGAGGTGGACAACATCCTGAACAACGCCACCGGCAACCGTTGGCAAAACGTGCTCGGTGCCTATGCTCGAGACTCCGACCTGGTGCGCTCTTCGCAGGCAGCCGGCAAGGTGCGCGATTCGTTTATCGACGCATCCACGGGTCGCGTGCGTGGCGTGACCGCCGACGCAGCTGGTGACGTGCCAAAGATTACCGAGGCAGGCCTTGGGCGCGCCATGGACGCTGCGCGTGGTCCGCGCAAGGACCTGGTCATCGACCCCACAGCAAATGCCCGTCTGGAGGCCGTTTTAGAGGCGCTACGCGCTCAAAACATAGTGCAAGGTGTGAAGCGTTCAGCCACGGCCGGCGGCGGCTCTAACACGGCATCTGATCAGTTTGCGGCCAAGGCTGCGAGCAGGGTGGGTGATGCGGTGGCCGGAATGGCCGGTGGCCCGGCTGGAGCGATCGCCAAGGGCACGCTCGACAAGGCGATGGATTGGGCTAACACCCACCGCGATCGTGCGCTTGCGGAGGCTTTACAAGATCCCCAGCGGCTTATTCAAATCCTCGAGCGTCGGGTTCAAGCAGGCCAGCCGTTATCGGCCGCTGAATCGGGCGTTCTGCAGATCCTGCGCGGTGTACCCGCTGCAGCGGCGTCGAATTAAGGAGTTATTGAAATGCCACGTAACGCGAGCGGCGTCTACACACTACCAGCTGGCAACCCGGTTGTGCCGGGCACCACGATCGATTCAGCGTGGGCCAACAGCACGCTTGAGGACCTAGCGAACGAGATTACTAACTCGCTTTCCAGGACCGGTGCCGGCGGCATGATCGCTCCGTTCCGTATCGCAGACGGGACAATTACTACGCCAGGCCTGGCCTACACCAACGAAACAAACACCGGTCTTTATCGCAATGGATCCGGCTCGGTGTGGATGTCGGTCTTGGGCGTCAATACGTTTCAAGTTTCATCGACCGGCTTTCTGATCCCTTCCGGCAGGGCGTTTACGGCGCAGGGCAACGCGACCATCGGCGGCACGTTTGGCGTGACCGGCGCGGTCAACTTCAGCTCAACCTTGGCTGTGACTGGTGCGATTACGGCAACGGGTGGCGTTCTTGGCAACGTCACTGCGGCCTCGGGCACCTCGACGTTCAACAACGTCGTCATCAACGGCGACCTTGATATGGCGGTCGGCAGCTCCGGCACGATCACCAACCTACCCAACCCAACGAACTCAGGCGACGCGGCCAACAAGGCCTACGTGGATGCGCAGGATGCGCTGCGCCTGGCGCTCACCGGCGGCACCCTTACGGGCGCGCTGGCGATGTCGAACCAGAAGATCACCGGCCTCGGAACACCCACAGCAGACGGTGATGCAGCGACCAAGGCCTACGTGGACAACGTGGCCCAGGGCATCGATGCAAAGGCCAGCTGCCGGGTAGCAACGACGGCAAGCATCACCCTCTCAGGCACGCAGACGATCGACGGCGTGGCCGTTATTGCCGGCGACCGTGTGCTGGTCAAGGATCAATCGAGCGCATCTGAGAACGGCATCTATGTGGTGGCTGCAAGCACCTGGTCGCGTTCAACAGACGCCAACACCTGGGACGAGCTGATCGCCGCGTTTACCTTTATTGAGCAGGGCACGGTTAACGCCAACAGCGGCTTTATCTGCACGATCACGGCAGGCGGCACGCTGGGTTCTACTGCAGTGACTTGGACGCAATTTAGCGGTGCAGGGCAGATAAACGCCGGCACCGGCATGACCAAGACCGGCAACACGCTCAACGTCAACACGGCCTCGAGCTCGCGCATCGTAGTCGGCGCAGACGAGATCGACCTGGCGGCGACTGGCGTGGTGGCTAGCACCTACAAGTCGGTGACGGTTGACTTGTACGGTCGCGTCACGGCAGGCACCAATCCGACCAGTTTGGCCGGCTACGGCATCACCGATGCCTACACCCAGACGCAGGTTGATACGTTCCTGGCCGCCAAGCTCTCGCTCTCTGGCGGGACGATGACCGGCGCGATCGCGATGGGGAGCTACAAGATCACCGGCCTCGGTGATCCGACCAACGCCCAGGACGCCGCGACCAAGAACTACATTGACACCGTTTTTGGTAGCACGACCAGCGCCGCGGCCTCAGCTGCAGCAGCTGCCACAAGCGCCAACAACGCCTCGAGCAGTGCGACTGCAGCGGCAGGCTCTGCAAGCGCTGCAGCGACCTCAGCGGCCAATGCAGCGGCCAGCTACGACCTCTTTGACGATCGTTTCCTGGGCGCTAAGTCCTCAAACCCAACCGTAGACAACGACGGCAACCCGCTGGTGACTGGCGCGCTGTACTTCAACACCGTCGCCAATGAGATGCGCGTCTACAACGGCAGCGCCTGGCAGGCAGTCGCCTCGATGCCTGACACGGTGGTCAACAGCGACTTCACGGCAACAGCAGGCCAGACGACAGCTACCTTCACAGCCGGCTATCGCGTCGGGTTCCTGTATGTCTTTGTCAACGGCGTACTACTGGCTGACGCTGACTTCACCGCGACCAACGGAACGACAGTCACCTTCGCAAGCGCTTTGAACGCCGGCGATGAGGTGCAGATGGTCACGTTTAAGGCCGCCGGATCACTAACCGCGGCAGACGTCGGTGCGCTTGCGATTACGGGCGGTACGCTGACAGGCAACCTGATCATCAACACCACAGACGCGCTGACGCTGCCAGTGGGAACCACCGCAGCACGTCCATCAGGCGTGGACGGAATGATTCGCTACAACACGACGACCAACACCTTCGAGGGATATTCCGCCGGGGTGTGGGGGGGTATTGGCGGCAACATTGATGGAGGTACAGCGTAATGCCAGTATTAGTTCAACTTCGCAGGGGCACTGCGTCGCAGTGGACATCTGCAAACCCCACGCTTGCCGCTGGTGAGATTGGCGTTGAGACAGATACCAAGAAGATCAAAGCCGGCGACGGATCGACTGCTTGGAATAGCTTGTCTTATGTTGGTGGCAGTGGAGGCGGTCTAACGTGGCAATCCGTCCAAACCACAGGCTTTACCGCAGTCGCAGGACGGGCTTATCCTTGTAATACGACGAGTGCGGCATTTACGGTCACGCTACCTGCTTCTGCTACGGCAGGAGATCAGATTACGCTAGTTGACTACGCCGGAACGTGGAATACAAATAACGTAACAATCAACCCCAACGGGCTAAAAATTTACGGCAGCACTGCAAATCAAGTTTTAGCAAATCAACGAGGGGCTGCAAGTCTTGTTTACGTTGATGCCACTCAAGGGTGGTTGGTGGATTCTGGGCTGGAAGCATATTTATTTACACAACCCCCACCAACAGTGGAATATTTAGTAGTCGGTGGCGGCGGTTCGGGAGCCTCAACCTACGGAGGTGGCGGCGGAGCCGGTGGTTATAGAACCAGTACATCGTTCGCTGTATCAGGAAGTTTGACGGTTACTGTTGGTGCAGGTGGGGCGGCTAAAGCCGCTAGTGGTGGAGCAGGAAATACAGGTAGTAATTCTGTATTTTCTACAATTACATCTGCCGGAGGAGGCGGTGGCGGCGAATCGTTTACTGGCAGCGCAGGGGGAAACGGCGGCTCTGGTGGGGGAGGTGGTGGATATTATGGCGGCTCGACAGGATTGCTAGGAGGTTCTGGAAACACCCCGTCTACAACGCCGTCTCAAGGCAATAACGGAGGAGGTGGATATGGAAACTCTGTTAAAAACAGCGGTGGTGGTGGAGGCGCTTCAGCTGTTGGAGAAAAAGCCCCGTCAACTCGTGGTGGAAATGGTGGCGACGGAACCGCTAATACGATTACTGGCGTATCGGTAACATATGGTGGTGGGGGTGGTGGAGGTGCTGACGGTGGTGGTGGTGTTGTGGCTGCTGGCAGTGGCGGTGCTGGTGGAGGAGGTGCCGGTGGATTTGCAGCATTCCCTTCGTCTCAAAATGGAACCGCTGGAACCGATGGCTTAGGAGGCGGCGGCGGTGGTGGTTCGCAAGGCGGTGCATCTGGCAAAGGCGGCAATGGTGTTGTAATCATTGCTTATTCAAACATATACAGAAATCTTGCATCTATCGGAGCCGGTTTGACTTACACGTTAGACACTACCACACGCGCTGGTTACAAAGTTTATAAGTTCACTGCCGGTACTGGCACGATTAGCTGGTAAGGAGTAACAAATGGCTCACTACGCACTTCTTGACCGAAACAATGTTGTTATTCAGGTCATCACAGGCAAGGACGAGACCGATGGTATCTACGATTGGGAATTGTTCTACACGCAAGAGACACGTCTTCAAGTCAAACGAACAAGTTACAACACTCGCGGCGGCGTACATTACAAGTGGGATACCAATGAACCGTCCGAGGATCAATCAAAATCATTTCGTAAAAATGCAGCAGGCATCGGTTACACCTACGATCCCCAACGGGACGCGTTTATCCCACCCAAACCAACACCAGACGCAGTATTAGACGAAGCAACTTGCCAGTGGATTGTGCCGGCTGCCGATTCGATCGCTGGCGCGGATTCCATTTCAGTCTAACGGTAAGCGCCCAGCTTGAAAGGACGGAACGATGATTGGGTAAGTCAGTCAAGATCAGCAACGTGCCAAACGCACCAGCATTTAAAGCCAATTCAAACGTCATTAGCGTACCGAGTGGTTTAGTCAGCGCGACCGTCTTCACCTCCTGGCTAAGTGAGGACTTCGACACTGCGGCCGCGTTCAATACCAGCAACGGCAGATTTCAGCCGACCACAGCTGGCTACTATCAGATCAATGGCTTGGTGTCCTACGCAAGCAATAGCGTGAGCGGCACCTACGTCTCATGCGATTTGCTTAAGAATGGCGCGATCGCATCCTCGGCATCGGTACCGGTTGACCCAGTCGCGTATCCCCGAATCACGCATTCAGACATCTTCTATCTGAATGGCTCAACCGATTACATCCAGATCGGAACGATGCACAACGGGGCCTCTACAGCTACCGGCGTGACGGCAATCCTTTCGGGCGCGTTAATACGTCCAGCATGATGCGATAATCGCTACACAAAACATAAATCGCAACCCACGACAACCTGCCGGAGATTTTATGGAAATCACGATCAAGCTGGAGCTCAACGAAGTGAACGCGCTACTCGACACGCTCGGGCAGTTGCCGACCAGCACCAACATCTGGCCGCTGGCGGCCAAAATCCGAGGCCAAGCCGCGCATCAAATCGCGCAAGCCAGGCCAACTCCAGAAACAATCTCAACGGAGTGAAGCGTGGACGCGCAAACAATCATCAACCTGGGCATTTCAGTCGCATGCGCAGCAGCCGGTTGGTGGTTGCGAGTCCTTTGGGAGGCGCAGCAACGCCTGCAACGCGACCTTGGCGAGCTCGAGAAAGATCTACCCCACACCTACGTGCTGAAGAGCGACTATCGCCAGGACATCCAGGAGGTCAAGGAGATGCTGTCAAAGATCTTTGACCGGCTCGAATCCAAGGCTGACAAGTAGTGGCTGACTTCCTGCCGGCCTACGAGGCCATGATCCGCAACGAAGGCGGCTACGTGCTGCATGACGTGCCTGGCGATCGCGGCGGTCAAACCTACGCCGGCATCGCACGCAAGATGAACCCGCAGTGGCCTGGCTGGGCCCTGATTGACCGCGGCCAGGAAGTGCCTGCAGCCATGGTCCGCGAGTTCTACAAGACCAACTACTGGGACCCGATCAAAGGCGACAGGATCACCAGCCAGGTGATCGCGCAGACGATCTTCGACTTCCACGTCAATGCCGGCGCTGTGGCGCGCAAGCTCGCGCAGCTGGTGGCCGGTGCAACGCCAGACGGCGTCATCGGTGACAAGACGCTGGCCGCGCTGAATGCTTACGACGAAAGCCGGTTTGTCATGGCTTACGCCCTGGCCAAGATCGCCCGGTATCGCGACATCGTGACCCGCGATCGCAGCCAGCTGAAGTTCCTCCTGGGCTGGATCAACCGCACCCTGCAAGACGTCATATGAACCTGCTTGGCATAGGCACCGTCATCGAGTCGGTGGGCAAGGTCGCGTCCGACCTGATCACTACCGATAAAGAAAGGATCCAGCTCGAGCTCGAGGGCCGCAAGATCGACCAGGCGACCGACCTGGCGCAGATGGAGGTCAACAAGGTTGAGGCGGCCAGCTCAAGCGTGTTTGTGGCCGGCTGGAGGCCCGCGATCGGCTGGGTAGGCGCAGCTGCCATGGCCTACCAGTTCCTGCTTTATCCGATGCTGGTCTGGGCCTGGACCTGGGCCCAGGCTGAGGGCTACGTGCCCGCGGAGGTTAAGCCACCACCCATGCTCGATACCGAGGCGCTGTGGGTGATCCTGAGCGGTATGCTGGGAATTGCTGGGATGAGAACCTGGGAGAAGGGCAAAGGCGTCGCGCGCTGATGTGCCAAAATTGTGTCGTGACTCTGTGTCACGGCGATGACTCCTCAAGTAATTTGCCCTGATCTACAGGGCTTTTTTTTGCCCGGTCAGATTCGAAATCCGGTTTGGGGCTTCTGCCCCAACGTGGGTTCGAATCCCACCCCTTCCGCCAGAAAATCAATGACTTACGACGATGATGCAGTGCGCCATTTCTGACGCACTTTTCATGCGCTGTGCCAAAAACGTGCCGTGAAAAATCAGGTGCATAAATCATTGATTAACTGATGTTTTCCGGACTTGTGCCATTTGCAACGCCTATCCCGTGCGAGCGTTCGATAGCTCGGGCGAAGCGGATGACCTCAAGCGGGAAGCCGGTGTCGGGCCACATGCCAAGGATCCAACCGTCTGAAAGCGGCTGGCGCTGTAATGGCGAGGCGTAAAGCGGGTCCTTCCAATCAAAGCCCAGTTCGTAAACAAGGCGCTTTCGCTTCACCTCGTCTAGGTCTTGAACCACCGCCACAGGCTCCTGTTCAGGCTTCGCAAGTGCGGCGCGTAGGGCGTTGATCGCTCCGACATCAACTTTCTCCTTTCCAAAGATGTCCTCAAGCGCCCACAGCGCCTGCTGCGCTGCTTGTCTCAAATTGCTCATCCCTCACCCCCAGTCGCCTTAGCGATCTCAGCAGCAGCCCGGACAATGGCTTGGCGGGTGGCGGCGTAGGGGTCGTTTGCGTTGTTCACAAGGGGGTTTTGGACGGAGCCTCGCACGATGACGTAATTGGCTCCGAAGCAAACATCCATGCCCAGCTTCACCGCCAACCGCAGCGCATCGCCGTCGTCAATTAGCGGGTTCCATAAATTCCGAGTTGCCGAATTGAGCAGTCGGTCTTCAGTAATTCCTTGCATCAGTTCAATTCCAGCCGCCTTGGCAGCCAGCTCAAGTAGTTCGCGGTCGGTGCTCATGCCTCACCTCCTGTCGCCTTGGCGATGGCGGCGCGGGCCTGGTTTAGAGCGGTTCGATCTGGACTGCTTGCGTTATGACTGACGCCTCCATGCATCAGCACGGCGCAAACGTCCTGTAGCGCTATTAGTAGATCGGGGGCGGCTGAGATCAATCGGGCGTTCGCATCAGCGCTGAAGTGCTCGGCCATTTCATGCTTGCAAATGTCAGCTACGACTACCTTGCACGCTGTCGTCAAATTGAGGCGCACATGGTTAGCGCTATTAACTGAAATTGAGCCGTCGTATCCGTGGCTAACGACCCACGGCCCTGGTGTGTGTTGCTGCTTCATAAATCTTCCTCTCAATGAGTGTGTCAAAAACGTGTCGAAAGCTGTGCCATTAACCCTGCACAGCCCGTGGTGGCCCATTGATATTCGGAGGGTTTTTTCGCCCGGTCAGATTCGAAATCCGGTGTACAGCATTGCTGTACCGTGGGTTCGAATCCCACCCCTTCCGCCAAATCAATGGGTTACGAGATCCCCTCTCGCAACCCTGGCCTTGGTCGCCCCGGATTGTGCCAAAAACGTGACAACGCATCCGGTTACAGGGTGACTTTCTCGGCCGCGGCCGCCAGGTGCTCAGGGCTCAGGTGAGCGTACTTGCGGACCATCTCGGCCGAGTGCCAGCCGCCCAGCTCCTGCAGCACTGACAGCGGCGTGCCGGCCATGGCGTGCCAGCTGGCCCAGGTATGGCGCAGGTCATGGAAGCGCAGCCAGGGCACGCCAGCGTTCTTGCAGGCGCGCTCCCAGACGCTGGGGGAGATCCGCTCGATCTTGCCGAATACCAGGCCCTGGCGCGGCTCAGGGATCGCCTCGAGCATCGCCTTGGCCTGGCTATTGAGCGGGACCAGGATGCGCTCGCCGGCCTTGGCCTCATCGGCGTGAACGATCACCATTCCTTGAGCAAGGTTTACGTTCTCCCAGCACAAACCGAAGACATTCGATTTGCGCAACCCGGTGAGCAAAGCGAAACGGACGGGCGACCGGTATTTGTCCGGTAACGACGCAATCAAAACGTCAGCCTGATCGCGTGTCAAAAACGCGACGCGGCGCTTGGGCTCGGCCTCGATGCGCAGGGCAGGCGAGCGGTCGATCCAGTCCCACTCGCGCTCGGCCGCACGCAGGACGGCGCGGATCAGGGCCCGGTAGCGGTTGCGGGTGGCCGGCTTGACGTCCTGGGGCAGGCAGTCCTCGATCGTGTCGCGATCGATGTCTGCAAGCAGCTTCTTGCCCAGCACCGGCTCGAGGACGCGGATCTTGTCCTTGTCGTCGCTGATGCTGCGCTTGTGGCCGCGCTCAAGGACCCAGCGCTTGGTGGCGTCGTTCCAGGTCTTCTTGGGACGCTCCTTGAGCAGCCGGGTGCGCCAGAGCTCGGCCTTGCGGATGTCGTGCAGCTCCTGGGCCTGCTTCTCATCGCCAGTCTTGAGCGACTCGCGGATGCGCGTGCCGTTGATCATGACGTCCATCCAGTAGACGTCGCCGCGTTTCTTGATTGCCATGACTCAACTCCTTGTTTGTTGTGATGAGATTATCGCAATGCAAAGAGCAAGCGTCAACCGGATTATTGCGACACAAGTTTCCAGTGAGCGATCAGCGCCGCCTCGGCCCGGCCGTCGTCTTTGACGCGCTTGAACTCGCTGGCCTTTTGCGGCCAGAGCTGGGAGGCCTTCAACCTGGCGCCATCCTTGCCAGAATTGAGCTGTAGGCGTTTTTTCCAGACGGTTGGGGTAACCGTACTGGTTGGGATCCAGAGGCCTGCCAGGACCCCTAAAACGAGCCCGTAGGCCTGCCCAAAGGCGAACATGCTCGAGACGCCTTGGCCAGGCATGGCACCCACCTGCTCGACCACCGCGACGGTGCCGCTGACGTTGTAGAGCCTGAGCTCGCTGGCCAGCATCTCCGGCGCGACCCGGCGCTTGGCCTTGCCGCCCGATACCACCTCGACGCTGGGCATATCGAATACCTGCACCAGCTGCCCAGTGTCGCCCTCGAGGATCGCCACCGCCCCGGATGCGCCAGGGTCCACTCCGATAATGAATCCGTTCATGTCACTGCTCCAATTAATTGCTCAAAAGGCGACCCGTACTGACGCCAGGTCAGGCCCTTGCGGATCGCGTAGACCGTCGCCTGGCTGACGCCGTATCGCTTGGCGATCTCGCGCTGCGTGTCGGTGGACTCGCGGATCGCGCTTGCGATCTCGACCGTCAACTTGCCGCGCTGGCGTGCCTTGTTGCTGATCTTTCGCTGGCCAACCATGCGAGCGGCCAGGGGTGCCTTTTTGGCGGTGCGCTGCTGCAATGCTTTGCGGGTAATGACTTGGATGTGCTCGAGGCGAACACAGCGCCAGTTCCCGCAACGGGATGCCGCGACTTTGTCGCGACCGATGGCCTTGGACACTCGCATGTCATCAGCCAGGGCCCGGCGCACGTTCAGCGTCTTGCCCTTCCAGACGATCGCCGGCACGCGGCCAGAAAACGCTCCCGTCCATTCGTAGCACTCGCCCACCTCCTCAATCCGTCTGAGGACCCGGTCATACAGCGCACTCACAAGACGTCCCAACCAATCTTGATGAACAGCCACATGACCCTGGCCGCAAAGCCAAGCACGATCAGCCCGACCATCCACGCGGCGATGTAGGCAGCGATATAGGCGGCGTCTTTCATGATGCGAGCCTCTCGAGGTTGCGCAGGCTTTCAGCGATCTTTGCGCGTTGCGTCTTGTCGCGCTTGGTTGCCGGCTTGGTGACCTTGTCCAGGTCCTCGGGCGTGTTCCACTCCATGTCCGCGATGCCTTGCTCCTTGAGGCCACCGGCCTGGACCTGAGCACCAGGGAACACGGCCTTGATGTCGGCCGCGTTGGCAAGCAGATCAGCCGGGCAGTGCTGCAGCTCCTTGCTCGAGAACACCGGGCCGTAGTCCTTGATGAGCTCGCTGCCGTTGGTGAACATTTGCTGCGTCTCGCGGTGCTTGTAGGCGACCCAGTTGGGGCCACCGTCCACCGGCTCGGCGTAGGGCACCAGGGCAGGGATGTACAGGTGCTCGGCGCACCCTTCGCGCTGCGTCTTGTCATCGATGTTGGTGCTGTGGCGATCGCAATGCCATGACCCATTCGCACCAGGTGAGGCGTGCGCGCAGGTCCTGCAGTTGACCTCGGCCGCGATCCCGCCGTGGCAGACGTCCCAGTGCGTACAGACCTTGCACTGCCAGTTCGCCGGGTCCTCGCTGATCTTGACCGGGGGCTCGGTCATCTGGATCAGCCCGTGCGCGTGCTGCATCAGGTTCTCGAAGTGGTTCTTATCGAAGTGCACCCACTCCACATAGACGTCGTCGGTGTCCTTGTTGACGGCCATGTACAGGGCGCGATCGAGCTCCATCAGGCCCATGTAGACCTGCATCTGGTCAAAGTGCTGCGGCTTGTTGGTCTGCACTTTGTGCTTGACTAGGTCCGCGAACGACTTCGCGTTGTGGGTCTTGAACTCGAGCACGGCCGGCGTCTTGGGCGCCTCGGGCAGGCCCTTGGCGACGCCATCGAGCGAGCCACCGAAGTGGCCGTTGCAGGCCACCACGCGCCACTGGTCGCCCGTCTCGGGGTTGGTGTCCCAGACCTGCGCGCCGATGCCGCGGAGCTCCTCGAGCAGCCTGGCTTCCTCGCGCTTGCCGGTATCAAACAGACGCAGGACCCGGCCCGGGAACTTGGGCGTCACCGCCCAGCGCCAGGTCAGCCACACGTAGCGGCTGCATGGGTGGCCGATGATGCTGGCCCCCATGTGCGGCCGGTGCTCCTGGGGTTTCGACTCATACCAGCGCACGATCGCGTGCGCGGTTGTGTGCTGAGACTCAGGGATGGCCGCCATGACTAGCCCCAGGGACGTGCAGACTTCGCCGGTGCCGCAACTGCGGCAGGCTTCGCCGCAACTGCGGGAGCCGGGGCCGGTGCTGCGCCCTCGGCCGACTTGTAGTCATAGATCCGGTTGGACTTGGCGTCCTTCGAATCGATGCCGATCTCCGCAATGAACGGGCGATCGTGCAGCTCCTCGGAGTCAGAGACATCGTCCAGGCCGAGCGCCATGCACAGCTTGGCGAGCTGCTCCTGCGCAATCTTGACGGTCTTTTCGCTGGGGTTGTCCAGGTTCAGACGCTCCCAGTGCCGGCGGCCGGAGTAGTTGCCGCTGATGACCTGCATCTCGAGCTCGAGATAGTGGCCATTGCCGGCCCTGGTCGCCTTGCTAGCGCTTTTGACTACCATCATTTCGTAGTCGCCCTCGGGGAGAGGGTCATAGCTACGATCGGTGATTTCGACTGCTGATGCTTTGAAGTTAAGTGTTGCCATTTGCGTTCCTTGTTTACGCGTTGTGAATTGAGGCCAGGGCCCCTGCAAAAGCCTCCCAGCTGAGAGGCATGTTCTTCATGCCGAAACGATTCCCGCCAGGGTGGCCGGGGTGCGGTTCGACGTGAAGAATCCGTTGGCCGGTAGTCCGCGCCTTGATCTCTTTGTTGCCGTAGCCGGCGTCAGACTCAACGGTGGTGATCTTGTAGTTGGCCCAGCCAATGACGTCAGCCCACTCCATCACCAGCGCAGCTGCGCGATCGTGGAGCTTCAGGACATACTGGTCATAGCCGTCGTGCAGCGGTGACTCAAAGCGCTTGATCTTGTCGTGCGCGATCAGAATCACGGCCATGTTGCGGCGCTGGCGCAAGGCCTCAAAACCCTGCAGCAGGTTGCGCCACTCTTCCGCGGCCGCGATGTAGCCCTTGCCGTAGCCGGCCGACTCGATGCTGGCCCATTTGTTGGCCTCACAGACGTGCTGATGAACCAAGGGCTCGAGCCAATCGAGCGAGTCCAGGAACACCGACTGGAAGTCATGCTTTTCCTCGAGCAGGGTCCCGATCGCCTGGTAGACCTCGCTGAGGGTCCTGGCCAAGGGGAACGCCTGCGCATCCACCGCGTCGGCACCGTCCTCAGTCAAGATGCCCACCGCGTTGGGGGCGCTGGCAGCGAATGTCGTCTTGCCGATCTTGCCGGGGCCTACAACGACCACCTTGGGGGCACGCAGGCGCTTGGTCTTGCTAATTGATGAGAGATCAAAGGCCATGTCACGCCTCCTTGAATTCGATGGTGACGCCGGTCTTGGCGGGCTTGGTGGTGACGGCCGAGGCGATCGTGGCCCAGAGCTTTGGCGACTCCTGGCGGATGGCCTTCAGCTTGGTTTCATCGGCCTCGAGTTTCATGCGCACTGGGCGCACGTCCTCGGGCCAGTCAAGCGTGAGTGACTGCAGCGCGATCAGGTCGCACTTGTAGGACAGCTTGCCGGTGAGCCGGACCTTGGTCCCGGCGGGCGTGAGGACCGTGCTGCTGCCTTCCTCATTGGCCGGGTAAAGGGCGAGGATCTTCTCCTCGATGGTGACGCGATCGTCGCGTGCCTCGGTTTCGCGCTGCTTGGCGGCCTGCCACTGCAGCGTCAGCTGGTCGATCAGTTCCATGTCGTGGTGTTCCTATCGTGTTGTGGTTTGTTCATCACCTACTGCGCCAGATCTAGCGACTGCGTCCAGTGCCGCGGCCATAAGGGCGTCATGTCCAATTTCGCATCGAGCTCCATCAGCTCGGTGGTGGTTTTGATGGTCTGCGGTCCCTTGCCAGGGCTGACCCAGTGGTGCTTCTTGCTGTAGTGGGGCAAGTAGGGCACTTTGCCGATCCAGAAGAACGGCTGCACTACTCGCTCCATAGGTGGGTTGAGATCTTGTTTCATGGGTTAATCCTCCGTTGATGAAATTGAGCGCGAACTGCGCCTCGATAGCGCGCCGGCGTGAGTCCAGCAGCTCCATCTGAAAGTTGAGCCACTTGGCGATGTAGAAGGGGTCGCGGCTGGGAGGGATCCAGCCGGTGCAGCGGTGCCAGGTGGCCATGACGTCAGCGCCTGCGACGTAGGGCCTGAGCTCCGGGAGATCGTCGTTCACAGCATCCCCCAGGCCAGCACGGCGAAGATGAGGCCAAACAGCGCGCCTCCCAGGATCAAAGTTGCATCGTTCGATTTCATGTTCAAGTTCCTTGTTCGTGTTGAGGTGTGTTGATTGCAGCACAACGATGCGGAAATCACACCATATACCCGAGTAAAAAGCAGGGTTATTACCCTACTGGGGCTTGATCCAAAGGATGGGTGAAGCCCAGACCACGCTCGCGTCGGTGCGCAGGGCGCGGCCGCTGCTCGAGCTGATCAGGTTAAACGTGCCGGAGCGATAGCCACGCTGCACGACGCCGACCAGGTGCTCGCCGTTCTCGATCGCGACACAGCACGACCGGCCCAGGTGAGCTCGAGGATCGTCCTCGCTTGGTGACACAAACAGCATCCAGCCGTCTTTGATGTTGCCAGGTGCTCGGACCTGCAGCGCGTAGGTGCCCTCGGGGCAATCCGCGGGGCCTACAACCTTGTCGTGCGTGCGCTTTGGAAACAGCGTGACAAGGGCCTGTTCATCAATGTATCCGGTGACCTTAACGCGCCTCACGTCATCGATCACTTCGATGCCCGCCTGGCGCAGCACTTCAGTGATCGGAACCCCTAAGATGGTGCCCATCTGATGGGCCTCCGCGGGGGTCATTCTCCTCTGGCCGCGCAGCATTAACGACACTGCTGCCGGGTCCAGCCCCATCAGCTTTGCAAGCCCACGCTGCGACAGCTTGCGAGTAGCCAATAGTTGACGAAACCAGTCGGTATTCATGGGGGCCTCTTTGGTGTCGGCCGCGAGGCTGTCATAAACTGAACGATGAGTCAATCGCAACCCATTAGGAGAAGTCAAATCATGCCTATACCCACTATCCATACGTTGGACCCCGCTTACACAGTCATTGAGAAGTTAGGTGGAAAGGGCGCTGTCTGCGAGGCCCTGGGGATCAACAAGTCCACGCTTTCGCGCTGGTGCCAGGACAAGCCCAAGGGCACCGGCGGGGTGATCCCGCAGCGGAACTGGCCGCAACTGCTCGAGATGGCACGCCGCAAGCGCGTGAGCATCACCCTCAAGGAGCTGGCGGCGATTAAGGTGTAGGCATGGTCATCGGAGAGCAGGCGATGACCAACAGCGACTTCCTTGCGGAAATCTACAAAGACCTCGAGCCGGGAATTTTTGGCTGGGTGTGCTCTTTTCGCGCAGATCCCTCTAATGCCCCACCATCGGTGTGGGCGGGCCGTGCGTACAAAGGGCTCCCCAACCAGGCAGCCCTGATTGATCGCACCACGCAAGACAACACCTACTTTTGCACATCGGTCTTGCACGCTACCGAGGACGGGGAGCTGGTAAGACGGAAAGAAGCATTCGCCCAGCTTAGGGTTTTGGTACTTGACGACGCCAACCCGGTCGATGTAGGCAATTTCACGTATGCCATACAAACGAGCCCCGGCAACTTCCAGATCGGGATCGTGCTCGATGCTGCGGACCCCGACACACGCAACCGGCCGCTGGTGGATTCCGTCATGCAGACCATGGCCGCCAGGGGCTACATCAAGAGCGACAAGTCAGGCAACAACTGCGTGCGCTACGTGCGGCTGCCTAACGGCAAGAACACCAAGCCCAGGGCCGCCGGCGAGTGGTCGGTCATCCTCGAGCACTGGCACGCGAACATCCGCTGGTCACTCGAGGACGCCTGCGCCAGCGTCGGCATCGACCTCGATGCGCTACGCATCACCAGCCAGATGCCCAAGGCAAGCCCTGGCACCGGGACCGGTACGCATGCCGGCGAGATGATCACCAGCCTCACGGCACCGGTCGAGCAGCGCGTCTATCACGAGAACATCACCCGCCTGGCCGCGAGCCTGGTCAGCGGTGGCATGTATCCCGGTGCGGCCGTTGAGTTCCTTTACTCATTGATGGACCAGGTCAAGCCCGACGTCCGCCAGGCCGATGAGCTGCGCCGGTGGGAGTCACGCCGGGCCGAGATCCCGCGGGCGGTAGCAAGTGCTGAGAAGTACGCGCCAGAGAACCGCAAGCCGCCGCAGATCACGGTCAATCTGCAGGTCAGCGAGGACAAGCCCGAGCCGGCTGAGGGTGAGCTCAAGCCCATGGACTGGGCCGAGCTCGCGCACGTCGAGCCCGAGCCCACCGCCTGGCGCTTGCAGGGCTGGCTGCCGGAGGGGACGGTGACGCTGCTATCAGCGCACGGTGGTGTGGGCAAGTCCAACCTTTCGCTGCAGCTGGGCGTGGCGCTCACCCAGGGCGCGCCGTTCATGAACCTGGCCACGGCACGCTCCAAGGTTCTGGTGCTTTCAGGCGAGGACGAGGCGCGCACGGTCCACTTCAGGGTTGCCAACATCTGCAACGACGTGGGGCTCGAGATTAGCTCGCTGCGCGATCGGCTGATGGTCTACGACCTGACGCAGGCTGATTGCGTGCTGTGGCGCGATGGCCACGTCACCGAGCAGATGCAGTGGCTGGCCGATACCGCGGTGCGGACACGGGCTCAGGTGATCGTGATCGATAACGCCTCGGATGTTTTCGCGGACAACGAAAACGACAGAACCGCGGTGCGTGGCTTTATGCGTGCGCTGAACCTGATCGCGCATGTGACTGGGGCTGCGGTGCTGCTGCTGGCGCACGTTGACAAGGCTTCGGTGCGATCGGGCGCAGGATTGGACAGCAACACCACATTTAGCGGATCCACGGCCTGGAACAACAGCGCCAGGTCGCGGTGGGCGATGGTCCGCGAGGAGCAGACCGTCGTTCTGCGCCATGAGAAGTGCAACCTGGGCCCGCTGCAGAACCCCATCGAGCTCGAATTCGATGCGGCCAGTCGCACGTTCAAGCAGTTTGGAACGATCCCAGGCAGCGCCTTTGCGGCCAAGATGATGCGGCAATCACAATGCGATGCGATCTTGCGTCTGCTCGCGAAGGCGAATGACGCGGCGATCAATCTGTCTTTGAACATCAGCGCACGCAACAACGTGTTCAAGCAGCTGCACGTCGATCCTGACTTCCCAGCACGCCTTGACCGTCGCGCGTTCTTCGGTCACTTGCGCGACATGCAAGCGCAAGGCTTGATCAAGGAGGAGTCCTACATCCAAAGCAATCGCAACCAAGGCCTGCGTGTGGTGCTTACCGACGCCGGCCGATCACAACTGGAGAAGCAAGCATGAAGTTCACTTACCTGCCTCGATTCGAGGTCCACGACGCTGAGGGCCTGGTTCGCCGGTTCGAAAGCAAAGAGGAGGCGCAAGGCTTTGCGCGTACCGATTCAACCCTTGTCCTAAAACGCACGCAGCAACAGTCGCGCAGACGCCAGCTGCATAACTTTCTGAGGAGGATTCCAAGTGCGCCTTACTGAAACACAACAAGCAATGCTGAACTACCTGAAAGCGCGCAAGACGCCCTGCGAGGGCTACGAGCTCGCAAAGAAGTTCAAGTGCAGCTACGCCACGGTGCATAGCGCAATGAAAGTGCTGGGCGAGGCTGGCCTGGTGCATAAGCACTTTGAGTTCAAGTGCAAGACCGGGGGCTGGCGAGCTAGCAAGGTCTGGTTCTTCAACTCAGTGGAGAAGCTGCCCAACGTGACGCAGAGGCGCAAGCCCGAGCCGACGTTTAGCTATCACAACCCATTCGGCATAGGGGCGAGGGTATGAGCGACCAAAGACCGTTCAAGCGTGCCGAGCAGGCACCTGAGATGAACGTGCAGCAGGCCTGGCTGATCTATTGCAAGACCTATGGCATGGACAGCATGAACCGCAACACCTACGCGATCTTCAAGGCCGGCTGGGACGGTGCCATGCAGCGCGCTCGCAGGATCGTCTACGAGGGCGAGGAGTGGAAGCTGATGGACCGGGAGGACATGGCATGACCAGCAGAGCCAAACCAGGTGCTGACTTTGTCGCCGCACAAGCCGATCGGATGTATGAGCTGCTGCGCCAGCGCGCAGCCGTATCGCGTGAGGATCTCGAGTATGTCGCGGACGCTGTCTCGCGCTTGAAGGATCCGCGGCTCAAGGCCTGCGTCGCTGACTTGATTGGCTGGGGCGATGAGGAGCGCGCTGAGGTCGAGACGTTTGTCGCGATCGCGATCGAGGTCATGAAGCGCACCAACGTCTCGAAGCTGCGCGAGTGCGCGAGGGTGGTTGAGCTGCGTCACCTGGTGAATCAGGGGGCGGAAGCGTGAAGGACTACGTCGCCGGCCAGGCTAGCTGGCGCACACCGCAAGAGGAAATACCACCGCTGGGCGTGAAGATGCTGCTACTCAATCCTGGCGGCGTCTGCGTCGTGGGCACATGGGCGGAGTGGGCTGTGGCCTGGGCACCTCTGCCGAAGATGACGCAAGAGATCAAACAAGCACTTTTGAAAGGGACCTGTACATGAATATTTTCGAGATGGCGCGTAAGACTTTAGTCAATGACTTAATCGAATCAACACCCCCAGCAATCAAGCTCGAGGCGCAAATGGAGGCCATAGCAGAGCAATCGAGGGCGCTTTTGCACCAGGTGCGCGTCGTTCGGGAGCAAGCCGAGCTGATCGCCAAGCGAATGAGGAAAGACTAAGTTTTAGATTTCATCATTGACTTCACGTCATTTGATAAAAGGGGCGACCAAATGATTTTGTAAGGAATTTTGAATGGCAGCACCGACATGCAGCGATCAGGAGTTCATTGCCCTTTGGCGCGAGCTTCAGAGTCCAACCAAAGTGGCAGAGCGCTTGCGGGTCAATCAGCGCGCTGTCATGTTCAGACGGCGATCGATCGAAAACAGGCTCCAGATCGAGCTGCCCACCAGCGCAGACCAGCGATCCATCGCCACCAAGATCACCCACGCTTACGACAAGGTCCGATCGATCGCGGACATCTCGGGCGTGGTGATCGTCTTTTCCGATGCGCACTACATGCCTGGCGAGCCATCGATCGGGCACCAGGCGCTCATCAAGCTCATCAAGCAGCTCAAGCCCAAGCTGATCGTCGCCAACGGTGACATCCTCGACGGCGGCACGATCCACGGCCATGGCCCCATCGGCTGGGAAACCAAGCCAACGCTCAGGCAAGAGCTCGACGCGGTCATTGATCGCATGAGAGACGTCCAGAAGGCCGCCAGAGGCGCGATCCTGCACCGGACGATAGGCAACCACGACATCCGGTTTGACAAGCGCCTGGCGAGCATGGTCCCCGAGTACAGGGACATCGGCGGGACGACGCTCAAGGACCACCTGCCCGAGTGGTCAAGCAGCTGGTCGCTCAAGGTCAACGACAACACGATGATCAAGCACCGGATCCATGGCGGGATCCACAGCGGCTACAACAACACCCTCAAGGGCGGCATCAGCACCGTCACCGGGCACACGCATTTGCTGTCGGTGAGCCCTTGGGTGGACTACACCGGCCGACGCTATGGCGTCAGCACCGGGATGCTGGCTGATCCCTTGGATATGCAGTTCATGTACGCGGAAGACAACCCGCGGCCGTGGTGCCAGGGGTTCGCGGTCCTGACCTATGACGCGGAGGGATTGCTGCTGCCGCCGGAGCTGTGCGAGGTGGTCGAAGGGACGGCCTATTTTCGTGGCGGGGTGGTGGTTTGAGGGCCTGCACTCACCGCACGCACGTTGCACGCAGGTGTGAGTGCAGCCTGGGTGCAGCAGGGTGCCTAGACGACGGGCCCCCGACAAAAGGGGGCCGTCTAGGCCTGCGAAAAGTTGCACGCACACTCACCCTGTATGGGTGTGGGGTGGGTGCGTGCAGTGCGTGCAGGGGGTGAGAGGGTGCGTGCAGATCTGCACTCACGTTGGCGAGGGTGCGTGCAAAAAGGGGGTCGGGATGGGTGATTGGGGTGTGATGGTCAGGCGAGCAGGTCGCTGGTTGAAGTGCGCGGTGTTGGCCGGGTTGGCCGGGGCGTTTGCGGTCTGGTTGGGCGTTGAGGGGTTCATCGATGGCCGGCACGCGTTGATGACGCCGTTGAGCCAGGTGAGCCTGGCTGATCTGGTGGTGCCGTTCCTGGAGCTGCTGGTGGCGCTGATTGCGGCGATGCTGGCTTGCGCAGTGTGGGATGATCGGGTTATCGAAACGCGATGAGAAGGGGGCAATGTGGAGGTTGTTGAGAGGCCTGCTGAGGGTGTCCCTAAAGTCGGGACGCGAAAGGGAGTGGTTCGGAGCCCGATCAACGGGGCCGAGATGCCGGCCGGCCGCGTCAAGGGCACGCCCAACCGCGTCACCGTGACGGTGAAGCAGGCGATCGAGCAGGCGATCCAGCCTGGCCAGTGCCACCCGCAGGGGCTGGCAGGGTGGCTGGTGGAGCGCGCCAAGGGCAGCCTGGGCGACCGGCAGATCTTCGCGTCGGTGGTCAACAAGTTCGTGCCGGTGCAGCTGAACGCAAACATCGACGGCGGCATCAAGCTCGAGCTCGGCTGGCTCGGCGGCCGGCAAGTTGGCGCATCAACGGCACAATTGCAGCAGGCAGTGCCGCAAGTCATTGAATTGAAAGAGGAAACAGGCGGGAGTTACCGGATCATTGATCCGCAACCCGTAGCTCAGGAGGCGGAAACGTCACAGGATCCAGAGCGATCGGCATTTCCAGACCCCCATCCCCCCTCAAAGCCGGGGGCAGGGGGCTAGCCGAAGCTGGGGCCCCCCACCCACTCTCTGTACCCCATACCAGCCTTTTTCAACCTCGCCATGAACCAGAACCCCCGCCAGGACCGCTCAGATCAAGCCACAGGCGACGATTGCGCCCTGGGTGATGCCAACCCCTTAACCCATTAAGAAAATCGCTCTAAGGGCCTGTAATGAACCACGACCAAATCACCGAGACATTGAACGAGCGGGGCAGCCGCTACGGAATCTTCAAGCACCACGCCGAGGTCACCCAGACGCTCAAGACCGTTATCCGCCAGGAGCTCGACGCACGCAAGAAGACCTTAGACGACGACCAGGTGGAAGCGCTCGAGATGATCTGCCACAAGATCGGCCGGATCGTGAACGGCGACCCGGACTACGCCGACAGCTGGATCGACATCGCCGGCTACGCCAAGCTGGTCGCGGACAGACTACAGGGGACGATGCGATGAGCGACGATTTGAAGGAAGTGATCGAGCAGCGTGCGCAGCGCTTGGTCGAGATGGCGCGCCAGGCCGGCTACGTGATCACGATCGAGACAAAGCCCCTGGAGCCGTTTGCGATGGGCCACTACGAGATGCAGGTCGAGGTCCGTAAGGCACGCCACGAGTGAACCTGCAGGAGTATCAGCCCAGGAGCGTATTCCTGCCGCTGCACAACCGCGCCAAGCGCTGGTCGGTGGTGGTAGCGCACCGCCGCTGCGGCAAGACGGTCGCGATGTGCGCTGACCTGGTGATCGGCGCGCTCGAGACGGCGCTCCCCAAACCGCAGTTCGCCTACCTGGCACCGCAGCGCGACCAGGCCAAGCGCGTCGCGTGGGGCTACTTGAAGGACCTGACGCGGCCGTTTTGGTCCAAGCCCCCCAACGAAAGCGAGCTGAAGATCACGATCAACAACGGCCACAAGGGCGAGTCGACCATCTTTGTGGCTGGGGCCGACAACTACGACGCCCTGCGCGGGATGTACTTCGATGGCGCAGTGCTCGATGAAGTCGGGGACATGCGCCCGTCTGCCTGGTACACCGTCATCCGGCCGGCCTTAAGCGACAGGAGGGGCTGGGCGATCTTCGCCGGGACCCCCCGCGGCAAGAACCTGTTCTGGAACCTCCGCGAAGAGGCCAGGCTCAACCCCAACTCGCACCTGCTGATCGAGCTGCCGGCCTCCAAGACCGGGATCATTCACCCCGATGAGCTGCTGGACGCGAAGGCGCAGATGACCGAAGAGGCCTACGCGGTGGAGTACGAGTGCTCATTCGATGCCGCGGTGCCGGGTGCCTACTACGCCAAGCAGATTGGCGAGGCCTACGAGCAGGGGCGCATCGGCAAGCACCCACTGGACAAGGCGTTTCCGGTCAACCTGGTCGCTGACCTGGGGTTTACCGACAGCTGCAGCTGGTGGGGCTGGCAGGAAACCTACGACGGCATCCGCGTGGTCGAGTTTTACGAGGCCGACAACCAGCCGATTCAGCATTACATCGACTGGATCAAGTCCAGGCCCTACCTGGTCAACCCGCAAGGCGTCTGGCTGCCACACGACGCACGCGCAAAAAGCCTACAAACCGGCAAATCGATTATCGAGCAGTTTTTGAAGAACGGCATCCGGCCCAACCTGGTCCCGGAGATGTCATTGCAAGACGGCATCGAGGCCGCCAGGCTGACGATCCCGCGCTGCTACTTCGATGAGGAGCCGACTTACGACGGCGTTGAGCATCTGCGGGCCTACATGCGCGAATTTGACGAGAAGACGCAGACCTACCGCTCAAAACCGCGGCATGACCAGCACTCACACGCGGCTGACAGCTTTCGGTATCTCGCGCTGGCTGCGCGGCAAACGGTGAGCAAACCACGCCGGGAGCATAAAATCTCACCAGCCGTCAAGCCTGGTGCGCATTACGCGTTCTCGCTTGAGGATATTTGGGATACGGCCCCTCAACAGGACGCGAGGATTGGCTAAATGGCTAATGAAGCAACAATTACCAGCGCCAGCGACTTTGAAAGCACCCCGATCGGGCTTGCGCAGCGCTGGAATACCGAAATCACCGCCGCCGAGCAGGAGCTGACCAAGTTCCACGAAGACGCGACGCGGATCACGCACCGCTACCTGGACAAGCGCGACGACTTTGGCAAGGACCAGTCAAAGGTGAACCTTTTTTGGTCCACCACCAAGGTCCTGCTCTCGATGCTGTACGCCAGGCCACCCAAGGCCGACGTCTCGAGGACCTACCAGGACTATGAGGACGACGTCGCACGCGTCGCCGGCACGATCCTGCAGCGACTTTTGAACCGCGGGTTCGATGAGAACATCAGCCAGTGGGACGCCTCGGTGCGCCAGGGCATCGAGGACTGGCTGGTGGTGGGTCTTGGTCAGATCTGGATGCGCTACGAGGTCAAGACCGAGCCCTACATGATCCCGGCGCAGGTGGATCCGATGACCGGGATGGAGCTCACGCCAGAAACCGAGGCCGAGCGGATTGTCGATGAGGATGCGCCCTGCGATTACATCCACTGGCGCGATTTTCTCTGGTCACCGGCACGCACCTGGGCTGAGGTTCGCTGGGTTGCGCGTCGTGTGTACATGACCAAGGACCAGCTGACTGAGCGCTTTGGCGAAGAGATCGCCAAGATCATTCCGCTGGGCAAGCAAGGCGGCCCCAAGGACGTCCGCGACGATTCTCCCAAGTACGACCCCTGGAACAAGGCTCAGGTGTTTGAGATTTGGTGCAAGGAGAACAAGAAGGTCTACTGGTACGCCAACGGCGCTGACGTCATCCTGGATGTGAAGGACGACCCGCTGCAGCTCGATGGGTTCTTCCCGTGCCCCAAGCCTGTCGCGGCCAATCTGACCAGCTCCAACTTCATGCCGCGGGCCGATTACATCTTTGCCCAGGACCAGTTCAACGAGCTTGATGAGATCAACACCCGCATCACCTGGCTGACGCGTGCTGCGAAGGTGGTCGGCGTCTACGACAAGAGTGCCGAGGGTGTTCAGCGTGTCTTCAACCAGGGCACCGAAAACCAGCTGATCCCGGTCGATAACTGGGCACTGTTCTCCGAGCGCGGCGGGATCAAGGGCCAGGTGGACTGGGTCCCGATCGACCAGGTGGTCAACGCGATCAACCAGCTGCGGCAGTACCGGCAAGACAAAGTCATGCAGATCTACGAGGTCCTTGGCATCTCTGACGTGATGCGAGGATCAAGCCGCGCTAGTGAAACCGCAACAGCCCAGCAGATCAAGGCGCAGTTTGGCTCTACCCGCATCCAGCTGATGCAGTTCTACATCGCTGAGTGGATCAGCCACGCATTGCGGATCAAGGCCGAGATCATCTGCAAGCACTGGCAGCCACAGACGATCATTCAGCGCAGCAACATCGAGCGCACGCCCGATGCAGCGCTTGCGATGCAAGCCATTCAGCTGCTCAAAGACGAGCGGATGGCCGAGTACCGGGTCAGCGTCGAGGCCGACTCGATGGCCGCGCTTGACTGGGCCGCCGAGCGTGACGCCGCGGTGCAGTTCATGCAGGGCCTGGGCGCATTCATCAGCCAGGTGGCACCGATGGCGCAGCAAGTACCAGGTGCAGCGCCGGTGCTGCTGAGTCTCTTGCAGTGGAGCATCAGCAAGTTTCGCGTCAGCACCCAGATCGAATCGATCCTTGACCAGGCGATCAGCGGCCTTAAGCAGCAGGGCATTCAGCCGCCTGGTCCCAGCCCCTTGCAGGAGGCCGAGGTCGCTGAGAAGCAGGCCGGCGCGAAGGAGCGCATGGCCAAGGCTGCCAACAGCGAGATGGATGCACGCATGAAGGCGATGCAGATGGGGATGCTGCAGCCACAGCCACAGCTGCCCCCGGCAGCACCCCCGATGCCGCCCGTGCAGGGCTCGATGCCACCGATGCAGTGAGGTAAGACATGGAAAAAGCCAACGACCTAGCCTCGCTGCTCATCAAATCGCGCTCACTAGGGCATGTGGCGCACTGGGCGACCGACAGCTACAGCAAGCACATGGCGCTGGGCGAGTTTTACGAGGGCCTGGGCGATCTCATGGACACGTTTGTTGAGCAGTACCAGGGCTATTACGGCAAGCGCTTGAAGGTGGCGATCGACAAGTGCGATTTGCAAGAGGATGTCGCCGGCGAGCTCGAGTCGCACATGGAGTGGATCGAGAAAAACCGCTACCAGGTGTGCGAGAAGAGCGAGACGGCGCTGCAAAACACGATCGATGAGATTGTGAAGCTGTACCAGATCACGATTTACAAGCTGCGCATGCTCAAGTGAGGACTTAATGGAACCGCAAGACGTCATCAACGCCCTGCGCAACAGGGCTCGCAAGTTTGTTTCGCTGGACACGCCGCAGGACTCTGACCTGGGCGATATGGCTGCAGACATCGGTGCCGGGTTCTTGCCTGGCATCGGCACGGCACTAAGCGCTCGCGACTTTGAGCGCGCCAGGCGTGAAGACGACAAGCTCGGCATGGTGCTCTCAGGCCTGGGCGCGTTGCCAGTGGTCGGTGGCGTGACTCGCGCTGCGAACAAGGCACGCAAAGGCGATGCGGTCATTGATGCCTTACGCAAGCCTGACGCCGGCTATGACCGCGCCAAGGTTGCGCGTGAGTATCCCGACACCGCGCCACCGGTGCTGGCCACCGATCCCAAGACTGGCAAGGAGTTTTTGCAGAAGCAAAACTCTGCCGAGGCGCAGGCCGTTGAGAAGGCCCGCAAGGCTGCGCAAAAAGACATCGACAAAAACAACTACACGCCTTATTTCGACGTCGAGAAACGCTTTTATGCCGATGCCACCAAGTACCCGCTCAAGGGCCGCACGGTCACCGATGCGCTACCCAAGAAGCAGGCGACGATCGACAAGTACACCGCCGAGTTCGATACACCCGAGGCGCGTGAGCGATTGAGCGCACGGCACGCGTCACGGGCAAGAAGCCCGAGGAAGTGGTCCGCGACAGCCTGGTGCGTGGCACGCATCCGCTTTACGGGATCGCTGGCATGGGTTTGACAGCAGGCGCCCTGGCGGCCGCACTGCGCGATCAAGACGGCGAGGACATGTGATCGTCCAGCGCGTACTTCACCTCCTTGACCTGGTCAAGCAGCTGCTCGCCCAGCTGACGCTCGAGATGTGGGTACATATCGCCGGTGTCAACGACGAGCGCCGCGACTTGAAGAAACGCAGCCCACGTCTTTTGTGGGACTCGCAGTACGTGGTCGCCAGTGACAATGATGACGTCCGGTTTCATGGTGTTTTCTCCGTTCATTAAACCTTTACACGTTGAGTTTAACGCAATATGACACGACGCAGGTGGATTCAGATAAACGGCGAGCTGGTGGAAGTAACCAAGGATTACCAGCCCGATCTTCGAACCGACTCCGGGGCTTTATGGGGCGATCGCAGCTATGACGGGCTGCGAGCTACTGACGGCACCGACATCAGCAGCAGGTCCAAGCACCGTGAGTACATGCGGGCCAACAACCTGGCGACGGCCGACGATTTCAAGGATTCCTGGGCCAAGGCCCAAGAACAGCGTGCCAAGTATGTGCAGCAAGGCGGCACGTTCTCCAAGCGCGACATAGAGCGCGCCATTCATCAACTCCAAAGGCGATAAAGCATGGATCCCACGACATCCCTACGCGACGCGATCGAGGCGGCAATTGATACGCCGCCCGAGCCGACACCAGCACCAGCACCTGCAGCACCGGAGCCGGTAGCCAGCAACCCTGACCCATCCCCATCGAACGATGCGCCGGTGATGGCCGCTGAAGGCCAGAACCTGGACGAATTGGCCGAAGGTGAGGCGTCTGACAGCAAACCGGTTCAACAACGTGAGCGCGACGAGAACGGCAAGTTCAAGAAGGCCGAGCCGCATGAGCCGATTCAACCAGGTCCCAAGTCGGGACCCAAGGCCCAGGCCGAGCGTGCCCCGGCCTCCTGGCGGCCTGACGTGCGTGAGCACTGGTCGCAGCTGCCCGAGCCCGTGCGTGCTGAGGTGCATCGGCGTGAGGTCGAAGTGCAGCGCACCCTGCAGGAGTCGGCCGAGGCGCGCAAGGCCTATGACGCTGTGATGCGCACGATTCAACCCTACGAGGCTTTCATCAAGGCCGAGAACAGCAACCCGCTGCAGGCGATCGACAACTTGATGAGCACCGCCGCCAGGTTGCGCACCGGCACCGCGCCGGAGCTCGCGACGATGGTCGCCGGCATCGTGCAGCAGTTTGGCGTCGGTCGATTTGGCAATGCCTTTATCGAGCAGCTGGACGCGGCCCTGGCCGGTCAGCCGATGCAGGCAGATCCGCAGCAGATGGCGCTGCAGCAGGCCCTCGATCAGCGCCTGGCACCGGTGCAGCAGATGCTGACCCAGTTTCAGCAGGCACAGATCGCACAGCAGCAGCGCGTCTCGCAAGAGGCTCAGGGCGCGGTGTCGCAGTTTCTTGAGCGCGCTGAGTTTGGCAACGACGTGCGCGAGGACATGGCCGACCTGCTCGAGGTGGCACAGCGCCGCGGTAAGCCGATGACCTTGCAGGAGGCTTACAAGCAGGCATGCCTGACCAACGATCGCGTGCGTTCAGTCTTGATGCAGCGAGCCAAAACCAAGCAGGCCCAGGTCGGCACGGCGGCCGCGCAAAAGGCGAGGTCCGCGGCGGTGCAGGTTTCGGGCTCGGCACCGATGGGCGCGCTCAAGCAAAACGCGACCGACGTCCGTTCTGCGATTGAGGCTGCCATAGCGCAAAACGCAAGATGATGGATAATTAACACCATTGAGGGGTCAAACCCTCATGGTGTGCCCAAGCACTCCAGCCACCGAAAGCTCGAAGGAGACGCAACGCGTCCCACCTACGACAACACGGACTGAGAAGGTTCGCGTAGGCGCATCTGACAAGGCGACCGCAAGGTCATTCCAACTCAGATGGAGATTTCATCATGGCATTTCCCAATGTATCGGACATCGTAGCTACTACGATCCAAAACCGTTCGCGTCAGATCGCGGACAACGTCACCAAGAACAACGCGATCCTGGCGAAGTTGAGCCAGCGCGGCAACGTCAAAACGATTTCCGGCGGTAACGTCATCCTCGAAGAGCTTTCGTTTGCTGAGAACGCAAACGGCGGCTTCTACAGCGGATATGACCTTCTCCCCGTAGCAGCTCAGGACGTCATCAGCGCTGCCGAGTTCCAGATCAAGCAGTACGCAGTGCCTGTTGTGATATCTGGCCTCGAGATGCTGCAGAACAGCGGCAAAGAGGCATTCATCGACCTGCTGGAAGGCCGTTTGAACGTGGCCGAAAGCACGATGATGAACGAGCTCTCGCAGTCGATTTACAGCGACGGCACCGGCTCTGGCGGTAAGGAAGTGACCGGTTTGAACGCTGCGGTTCCCGCAGATCCGACGACTGGCACCTATGGCGGCATCAACCGCGCCACCTGGTCTTTCTGGCGTTCGAAGCTGTATGACTTCAGCGTCTCTGCTGGTGGTGCTGCAACTGCAGCCAACATCCAGGCCGGCATGAATAACCTGTGGGCACAGACCACCCGTGGTGCTGACCGTGTCGATCTGATCGTCATGGACACCAACTACTGGGCGCTTTATATGGCCAGCCTCCAGGCACAGCAGCGCTTCACTTCGCCTGAAACCGGCAACCTCGGCTTCCCCAGCATCAAGTTTATGGATGCCGATGTGGTCCTCGATGGTGGTATCGGCGGTTTCTGCCCGGCTAACACCGGCTTCTTCTTGAACACCAAGTTCCTGAAGTGGCGTCCGCACAAGGACCGCAACATGGTCCCGCTGTCGCCCAACCGTCGCTATGCGATCAACCAGGATGCAGAAGTTCAGATCCTAGCCTGGGCCGGCAACCTCACCGCCTCTGGTGCGCAGTTCCAGGGCCGTCTGCAGAACTGATTTTTGGTGGGCCTGTCGTGGGGCTTCCCTTTCCCGAGAGGGCGGGGAAGCTCGCTCCCCTCGGGTTTTTTTGAAAGGAATTCATCATGGCAGTTAGTTATGGCGCAGCAGTATCCGCAGACGCGCCGGCGGTTGTAGACACTGAAGCGACCCAGGACACGGGCGCGGTGTGTCAAGGCATTGGCATCACAGGCGCAGACGGTGACACCGTATCCGGCGCTTATCGAATCGGCGGTGCGGCGGCGACGACCGACATCCTGATCGAGTACGGCGACGGCGTCGGCGTTTAATTCAATAAAAGGAAAATCACATGCAACCCACGACCCCCACAGTATTTTCAGATCCCCCGCTACCTCAGCCCAACGAGAACCGGTTCACGCATGACTCGCGCCTGGTTGTCGAGTTTTATCGCAAGCCTGTGCATATGGAAGCAAAAAGCCGCGAGGCTGGGCGTGCGATTTATGAGGAAGTGGACTACCTGCGCATCTACACGCCTGGCGACAAGTCCAGCGTGATCGAGCGGCCTGTCAACGCGTTGGACGCTCAACGCTTTGCTGACCGGTACGCCAAATGGAAAGCAGGCCAGGAGCAAGCAGTGATCGGCACGCCGCTCTCCGCGTTGCCTGGCATGAACCCGGCCAAGGTCGAGGAGTACAAGTATTTCAAGGTGCTCACCGTTGAGCAGCTGGCCGAGACAGCAGACAACCTGGGCCAGAAGTTCATCGGGTTTGCGCAAGACAAGCAGCGCGCCAAGGCGTTCCTCCAGGTCGCGGCCAACAACGCCCCGATCGAGAAGATGAACGAGGAGCTGCAAAAGCGCGACGCTGAGATCGAAAACCTGCGTTTGATGGTCGAGGCACTGCAGGCGCAGGCAAAGCCGATGAAGCGCGCCGTGGCGGCTGAGGCTCAGGCCGCGTAAAGGAGCAACCGGGGATGGCCTTCCAGATTGTCAACGAATCGACACTGTCAGCAATCATTCAGAATGTTTGCTCGATGGTGGCCTTCCCCGTCCCCACCGATCCCGCCGGCGATGCTGACCCGGCAGTGCAGCAAATGGTTCAGGCGGCCAACATGGCCGGCATCGAGCTGCTCACGATGTACGACTGGCAGGAGCTGATCAAGAACTACCAGCTACCGATTCAGGCTGACAGCAGCGATCAACGAGAAAAGTCCTTCAGTTTGCCGGAGGACTTTTTTGATTGGATTGACCAGACCAACTGGAACGCGACGACGCAGTTTCCCTCGCTGGGTCCTGTCTCGCCGCAGATGTGGCAGCAGCTGCTGATCCGCACGACGCTGCCGACGCTTTCGTTCTACTGGCAGGTGCGCGACAACAAGATCTACGTGCTTGCGCCGCCCAACTCGCCGCAGACGATGAACTTCTTCTACCTGTCGCAGGCCTGGGTCCGCGATCAGGATGACAGCAACCTGTTCAAAAACCGCATCACTAAGAACGGTGACGTGGCGCTGCTCGATGCGACGCTGATCACGCTTTACACACGCGTCAAGTGGCTCGAGATGAAAGGCCTGGACAGCAGCGCAGCGATGCGCGACTTCCAGATCGCGTTTGAGAATCGCAAGGGCGCAGAGAAGGGCGCGCCGGTGTTATCGATGGCGCGTGACTTTCGCTTCCCATACATCCAACCGCTCACGAACACGCCCGACACCGGGTATGGGGTCTAGCCATGCCTCTGGTGCCTCTGAAGCCCTTCAAAGCACCTAGAAGGGCCGCCGCCGCACAGACTGCGCAGATCGCGGTCATTACCGCTCCCACTGGTGGCTTGAACTACCGCGACCCGATCGCGGCGATGTCGCCCCAGGATGCGCTGGTGCTGACCAACATGATTCCGCGTCAGCAAGGCTGCGAGCTGCGTCAAGGCTGGCAAACCTTCGCAAACCCGGTGACGGTCGCCAGCGTCGCGCAGCCGGTCGAGTCGGTGTTTGGCTATGTCGCACCGAATCCGGCCAACAACAAGGTCTTCATGGCCGCCAACGGGAACATCTATGACGTGACCGCCGGCGGCAATCCTGTGCTTGCTGTGAGTGGAACCGGCAGCACCGATAACGAGTGGTGGACGACGCAGTTTTCCACCGCGGCCGACACGTTCTTGCTGGCTGTCTCGCCTGGCGCGGGATATTGGACCTACAGCGCCACCTCGGGGTGGGTAAATCGCACCGCGACCACGACCGGTATGACAACGTCCGTGAGGACTGTTGCGGTTTGGAAGCGACGCGTTTGGTTCACGTTCAAAGACAGCCCTAACGTCGCCTACATGAACAACGTAGACGCAGTCACGGGCACCGTCACATCGTTTCCGATGGGCTCGATCCTGCGAAACGGTGGCTATGTCTCGGCCATGTTCAACTGGACGATCGACGCCGGCTTTTCGGTGGACGACTTCCTGGTCGCGATCGGCACCGAGGGCGACGTCGCGGTGTGGGAGGGAACAGACCCGACCAGCGCGGCGACCTTCCAGATCAAAGGCGTCTGGTACGTGGGCCCTGTCCCGCGTCATGGCCGCTATTTCACGCCCTTTGGTGGCGACGTGATGATTGTCAGCGAGCTCGGCCTGGTGCCGATGTCCAAGCTGATCAGCGGCCAGTACACCCAGGATCAGCAGGTAGGCCCTGCGTCCAAGATTCAGAGCGTGTTCGCGCCGCTGGTGCGTGAGCTCATCAACGACAAGTTTTTTGACGTCTTCGTGGTGCCGACGTCCGAGGTCCTGGTGATCAGTTTGCCTCGCCAGGGCGGCACGTATCGGCAGTTCGCGATGAACGTCACCACCGGGGCCTGGTGTCAGTTCCAGGGCCTACCGATTCGATCAGCGGCTGTGATTGGCAGCCAGCTCTACTTTGGCACCCTTGACGGCCTGACGTGCCGCGGCCTCTATGGCGACCTGGACGGCGTCGATATTGCGGGCGCTGGTGGCACCAACATCGAGGGCGACATTCAGACAGCGTTCCAGCACTTTGGCACGCCTGCGCAGCTCAAGCGCTTTGGCATGGCGCGTCCGATCTTTATCGCGACCGCAGCGCCGGCGATCAAGCTGCGCATCAACACGCAGTTCCAGGCCGAGGCTGTGCCTGGCTCACCGTTCTTCACAAACGAGATTAACGGCGTCTGGGACGTCGGCGTGTGGAACGTCTCCGTATGGGTTGGCCAGGGCACTTACCAGGCCTGGGCTGGTACGACAGGCCTCGGGTACTACGGCTCGCTGCGCATGAAAGTGCGCGGTTTGCCTGCGACAGTGTTTACGGCCGCGCATATCGCGACTGAATTAGGTGGGGTTATGTGATGTCTACAACCAACGATGCAAACGCAAGTCAGATCACCAACCTATACCAGGCGCTTTTAGGGCGTGCGCCTGATGAAGGCGGTCTGAACTTTTGGGACAACACCGGGCTGTCAACGCAAGCGATCCAAGCTGAGTTCTTGCGATCACCTGAGTATCGGACCAAATCGATTGACGACCTTTACGGCAACGTTTTAGGCCGAGAGCCTGACGCCGGAGGTCTTGATTACTGGAATCAAAGCAACCTCGACCCGTCGCAAATTCAGTCTGAGATGCTCAAGTCGCCGGAATACAAAACCAGCGTCCAAGGGCTTTATTCCGACGTATTTGGCCGTCAACCAGATTCGGGCGGCCTGAACTACTGGCAGAACAGCGGCCTCGGTGTCCCAAAGATCAAGCAGGAGATGTTGCAGTCTCCTGAGTACAGCTCAGGCATCTCCAATTTATATCGAAGCATTCTTGGCCGTCAGCCCGACGCGTCCGGGCAGATGTTTTGGCAGACGTCGGGTTTAGGCCTGCCTGATATGGCGCAGCAGTTTATGGATGCCCCGGAGTACATAAAGGACAGCGGTTATCAAAGCAATTTGGTCGCCTCGCTTCGTTCAAATAACGCCGGCGCTCAGAGCAACAATCCAGGCGTCAAGTTGCTTCAAAACCCGCAGAACTCCACGCTGACTTTGAACTTCAACAAGCCGGTGCCGACTGGTTTGTCCAATCGGTTTGAGAAGCTGACGATCAAGCCAACCACACCAGCGTCCCAAGAAAGCGCGCCCCCTGCTGGTGGCGGGGGAGATGGTGGAGGTGGTGGGGGTGGTGGATTTGTGAATGATGCCAACTCCGACCAAATCACCAGGCTGTATCTAGACATTCTCAGGCGTGAACCCGACCAGGGTGGCCTCCAATATTGGGATCAGACAGGCCTTGGCGTTGATGACATCGCAAACAGCTTCCGGCAGTCGGAAGAGTACAGGTCGATCAATGATGCAAACGCAGAGCAGATCTCTGGCCTGTATCGCGAGGTTCTTGGTCGCGACCCTGACGAGGGCGGTCTTTCTTACTGGGACCAGACAGGGCTTGGCGTTGATGACATTCGAAATGCGTTCTTGAACTCTGAGGAAAAGAAAGGCTCAGTCACGATTAAGCCAGGTGAAAACCTCACCGGTGATGAGCGAACCATTAATTACGATCAAAGTGACAACACAGCTGATGATCAGACCAATCCATTTGACGCAGATGCCGATCAGATCACCGCGCTTTATCGCGAGATTCTCGGGCGTGACCCCGATGAAGGTGGTCTGAGATATTGGGATCAGACCGGGCTCGGCGTTGATGACATCCGCAATTCGTTCTTGAATTCTGAAGAAAAGAAGGGATCGGTCACGATTAAGCCGGGTGAAAACTTGACTGGCGATGATCGAACCATCAACTACGAGCAGAACACCTCTGTTGATGATGGGACAGATCCTGATGTCTTCGACCCTGCAAATAACTCGAGCGGCGGCAACCAAGGCACTGATGACAACCTGATCATCGATACGTTTGATCCTGTCGATAAAGCGTCAGGTAGCAACACTAATGACAATTTGATTGTCGATACGTTCGATCCGCTCGATGCAAACGCTGACCAGATTGCAGCTTTGTATCGGGAGATCCTGGGCCGCGATCCTGATCAGGGTGGGCTGTCTTATTGGGATCAAACCGGGCTTGGTGTTGACGACATTGCGAGCAGCTTCCGAGCCTCGCAAGAGTATTCGGACCTAATGGGGATGAATTCCTACCAAGACGACCAGGACGCGCTTGATGCGTTGATTGAGCTTTCTTTGGCTGCCGATGACGCCGCAAGTGAAGATCCGATTGGCATTGATCTCGGCCAGGCGGCTAACCTGGGTGGCATGTTCGAGATGTATGACCCGCTTCAGGATTTCACCGCAATCACGTTTGGTGATCCTGCTGGAGCTGGTGGCGGTGGTAGTGGCAGCAAGGCCTTGGAAGAGGCCATTGTCGAATACCTGATGCAATAACTATGCAGCTAGTTACCGATCAGCCCGAGCAGTACCCGGTCATCTGGCAGTGGTTGAACAAGCGCATCAACCTGCCCTGGTCTACGGACCTGCGCACGATGGCCGTGATGCGTGATGACGGGACGATTGCTTGCGCTGTGGCTTACAACGCCTGGACGCCGAATGCGTGCTGGATGCACGTCGCGTTTGATGGCCCGCACGGGTTAAAGCGTAGTTTGTGGCGGTCAGCGTTTGAGTATCCGTTTGTAAAAGTGGGCCTCGATGCGGTGTATGGGCTGACGCCCAAGCACCTCGAGGACGCAGTTGCAATGAATGAGCGATTGGGATTCCGCAAAATAGCGGAGACGATCGATTGTGTGATGTTTGAAATGAAAGCCGACGAGTGTCGGTGGCTTAAAGGGGTACAACATGGGCGGCAAAGCGAAAGCACCTCCAGCACCTGATTACCTGGGCGCGGCAACAGCTCAAGCACAGGCGTCTGAGAAGGCGACCAACATGCAGAACTACGCCAATCGGCCGGTGATCAACACGCCGTTTGGTTCGCAAAGTTGGGATACGCAGGCTGTCACTGATCCAGCAACTGGCCAGCGAGTTACGCAGTGGACGCAAAACACCACGCTGGCACCG